CAGGCCATGACAGAGTGGCGGCTTTCAAACTTGGCATAGGCGGCACATTGATATTGGTGGTGCTCATGAATTGGTCCTCGTGTTCTCTCATTCTTTATCTTCCTTCATTTCTTCCACAAGATCATCGCAAAAATACTCTGCATACTCATCAACCCGAGCATTGATCCAATCTTGTGCAATGGAGTTCAGCGGGTACCGATTGGATTCGCTAGCCAGCTTAATGATGGTCAGCATTTGAGAAAAAATTTGATCGCCATTTTTTCCGCTGATCTGATCGCCAATGACATCGACGGCATTGACTTGCCATTTAACGCCTGGAATGTAGCAAGTCTTAGCAAGCGGGTCATTGAGCAATGCAGCGCGAAGCTGTGAAGACAGGCTTTCTGTGGCGCTGATTGCCAAGTCGATGGCGATCCTCGGAAATGCGGGAGTCCCGATTGAAGACGAAAGCAATATGTTCGGCGTCATCACTCCGGCGCTGCACGCCTATCTGATGCAGGTCGCGTCCTTCACCTCTGCTGACTATGTGGAAGTGAAGCCGTTCGCTGGTCCGGCGCGTCGTTTCCGTCGCTGGTACGGCGTCAACTGGATCGTGCATCCGAACCTGACCGGCGTCGGTACGTCCACGGAGAAGTGCTACATCTTCCACCGTGACGCCATCGGCCACGCGGTCAACCGCGAGATGAACATCAAGGTCGGGTACAACGAAGAGCAGGATTATTCCTACGCTCGCACCTCGGTGTTCATGGGTTCCAAGCTGCTCCAGAATTCGGGCGTTGTGCAGGTCAAGCACGATGGCTCGGCTTATGTCGCCGCTTAATAGCTGAAAGGAGCTAGCAAATGGCATACGCAACTTCTCTCCCTCCCGTCCTTGTGGCGCAGGGCATCGGCGGCGGGCATCAGGTGTGGATGTATAAGTCCACTGACACGCAGACCGACGTTGACGCCGCGAACTACTTCACCAACGGCGGCGCGCTTGGCATGCAGCTTCATGCTCATGTCATCGCGATTGACACGGATGCTTCGCCGCTGGCGTCGTCTATCCACATGGTCAACGCGATTGGTGACGGCACGACCGATCTGAACAACGGCGTGGCTGTGACCGGGACAGAGATTAAAAACAACGGGGGCGGGCTACGGCTCGCCCCTTCCTTTTCATTGTGAGGAGCATTCATGGGCCTTGCCCTGCATCAAAGCCGGTTCGCGCTGGCCTCGTTCAAGTTCAATGTCTATTCCGTCGTTATCCCCGAAACGGATACTCTGGAAGACTGCCAGAAGCCGGAATACTGGGCGCATGTCGCCTCCAAGCTCCGTGCTGGTGACGAAATCCGCATCGTTAACGATCAGTCATCGCTCTATGCCCGCTTCTACGTTCTTGAAGCCGGAAACATCTGGGCCAAGGTGGCTGTCATCGAAACGGCTGAACTGTCGGCGGCGGCTGCCGTGTCTGGCGATGGCGTCAAGGTCGAAGTGAAGTTTGCGGGGCCGCATCATCGCTGGCGTGTGACGCGCCTTGCGGGGGGCAACCGTGAAATCTTGCAGGCCAACTTTGAAACGGAAGACGCGGCCAAAGTGTGGGCTGCTGACTACGTGAAGACCATCGGCCAGACGAAACAGGCGGCGTAATGGCAAACAAGCTCTCCGTCATCAATAGCGCGCTGCGGGAACTTAGCTCCCGCAAGCTCGCCAGTCTGAGCGAAGCCCGCGAGCCTCGCTATGCGGTCGATGACATTTGGGACGATGTTGTAAAGTTCTGCCTCGAACAGGGGCAGTGGAACTTTGCGATCCGTACTCAGGAGATCGAATACACGCCTGAAATCACGCCTTTGTTCGGGTTTCGGTACGCCTTTGAAAAGCCGGACGATTGGGTTCGTACGGCGGGCCTTTCCGTCAATGAGTATTTCAAGCCGCCGCTGACCGAGTTTTCCGACGAGACCGGATACTGGTGGGCGAACGTCGATATGATCTATGTCCGCTACGTGTCGAACAGCACGGATTACGGGCTGAACCTGTCGGCGTGGCCTTTGACGTTTCAGCGCTTTGTTGAACTCTATCTCGCCTATCGGCTGGCTCCGACCTTGACAAGCTCGGAAAGCACCGAAGACCGGATGGAGAAGAAATACAAAAAAGCCATGACGGATGCGCGGTCGAAAGACGCCATGAACGATGCCGTTTCGTTCATGCCATCCGGATCATGGACCCGTTCTCGCATCGGCAATTCCTCGTCTCGCTACCCTGACAGGGCATAATGGCTGCTGGCAACTTTCCGCTCCATGCGTTCAATCGCGGGATTGTTTCGCCCCGTGCCTTGGCGCGCGTCGATCTGGAACGGATGCGGCTATCCGCTGAAACTCAAACGAATTGGTCTCCGCGCTCTCTTGGCTCAATGTCGCTGCGGCCCGGCCTCGGGTATATCTGCGAAACCAAAGACAACGATCCGGCTGTCCTGATCCCGTTTTTCTATTCCAGTAGCCAAAAGGCGCTGCTAGAATGCACTGACCAGACTGTCCGGGTTCTGATCGACGGTGAACAGATAGAGCGCAATTCGGTCGCAACGGTTGTTGTAAATGGTGACTTTTCCAGCGCAACCGGCTGGACGGTCACAACGGCGGGAGCCGCGACGGGCAGCATTACGGGCGGCAAGCTGGTTTGCTCGTCTTCTCCAATCGACTCCTATGTAGTTACGTCTCGGACGGTTTCTGTGGCTGGCGGGGATGTTGGTGTCGAACATGCGTTTCGTATTGTTGTAGATCGCGGGCCGGTCATATTTCGATGCGGGTCAACGTCTGGCGACGACAATCTGATTTCTGAAACTACGCTTGGCACTGGCGAGCATTCGCTTGCATTTACGCCTACTGGCGGAACCGTTTACATCCAATTTGAAAGCCGCGTTTCACGTGCAACAATCGTTGATTCCATCACGGTTGAAAGCGCCGGAGTTATGCTCCTGTCGTCCAACTGGACGGAAAGCGATTTGCCGTATTTGCGATGGTCTCAATCTGGCGATATCGTCTTTGTGTCGTGCTACGGGCAGGCAACCCGTAAGATTGAACGCCGCGCGACACGCTCTTGGTCGCTTGCGCTATATGATCCGGTCGGGCCGTTTCTGGCCGCGCCATCCGATGCAAATATCAAGATGAGCATTTCAACGGGCGCGGGATTGGCAACGCTTACGGCGTCTCGTCCATTTTTTAAGTCGTCCCATGTCGGTTCTCAGTTCCGCATCTTTACGCCGGGATACAACCACGTTTGGGACTTGGGGCAGGTTAAAGCGTACACGCCTGCCATTCGGGTAAATGGCGTCGGTACGGGGCGTAATGTTGAAATTGTTACAACCGGAACTTGGTCCGGCACGCTCAACGTCCAGAAATCGTTTACGGGCGAAGATACCGGCTTTGTGGACATTGGAACCACGATCACGACGAACACAACGACGACGGTTACAGATAGTGCCGACAATACCGTCATGTGGTTGCGTGTCGGTTTCAATACCGGCGGGTTTACGTCTGGGCTGGCGCAAGTCCAAATCAATTTCGGTGACGGCGGGTCGCCCGGCTATTCATCGGGGTTTGGCAGCACAACGTCAGTGCGGACATCCACGGGGGGCCGGACTGGTATTTGCCGCATAATCGCCATAACAGATTCGCAGAACGCAACGGTTGAAGTCCTCTCGATTTTTTCGTCATCAGTTCAATCGGCTGACTGGTTCGAAGGCGAATGGTCGGATCGCAAAGGTTGGCCGTCTGCCAATGGGTTCTATGACGGTCGGCTATTCTTCGCCGGGCGTGATCGGATTTGGGGGTCTATCTCGGATAGTTTCTCGTCTTTCGATCCGTCGCAGGAAGGCGACAGCGGGCCTATCCAGCGCTCTATCGGTTACGGGCCAGTTCAGACAATCAATTGGGTTCTGCCTCTTTCCCGACTGTTACTTGGGACGGAAGCCACAGAGGTTTGCGTTAAGTCGTCATCGTTCGATGAACCCCTGACGCCGACAAACTTTTCGCTTAAGGATGTATCCACCTACGGCTCCGCACAGATTGCGGCGATCAAGGTTGATACGCGCGGGATATTTGTCGAAAAATCTGGCATCCGGGTAATGGAGCTTGCTTACGATGTTTCGGTCAATGATTACGTCGCCCGTGACCTGACGCAGCTTGCGCCTGACCTGAATGTCGGAAACCCGATTGTTCAGGTGCTTGTGCAGCGCCAACCTGACACGCGGTTTCATTGCATCCGTGAGGATGGAACTGTTGCGGTTCTGGTCTTTGACCCGCTCGAAGACGTGAAGTGCTGGGTTGAGTACGAAACCGATGGCTTTGTTGAGGGCGGGGCGGTCCTGCCTGATTCAGAGGAGGACGCGGTTTATTACATCGTCCGGCGGACCATCGACGGGTCAACCAAACGGTTCATTGAAAAGTTCGCGCTCGAAAGCGAATGCGTCGGCGGGACGCTGAACAAGCAGGCCGATTGCTTTGTGACCGTCACGCAATCTCCGGATACGACGGTTTACGGGCTGGACCATTTGGAAGGCGAGCAAGTCATCGTGTGGGCTGACGGATCGGACCTGTCGCCTGATGTGGATGGCGTCCAGACAACCTATCTTGTGGCTAGCGGACGCATTACGCTGGCGGCGTCGGTTCAAAACGTTGTCGTCGGGTTGCCGTATGAAGCGCGGTTCAAGTCCGCCAAACTTGCCTATGCGGCGCAACAGGGAACGGCTCTAAGCCAGAAAAAGAAGCTCTATCAGCTTGGATTACTGCTTTACAAAACCCATGCGCGCGGCCTGTACCATGGGCCGGACTTTGACCGGATGGATTGCCTTCCTGAGATCGAACGCGGAACAACGGTCGATGGCGATTACATCCACGATCAATACGACGAAGACATGATGGAGCATCCTGGCGATTGGGACACGGATTCGCGTCTGTGTCTCAAGGCAAAGGCCCCGCGTCCCTGCACAGTTATGGGGGTTGTCATCAACATGAAGACGCACGGGTGATTGAAATACGTCCTGCCACATTGGATGATGTAGTAGCTTATGCGGGCCACCTTCCGTTTACGCGCGCTCGGGCATGGGTCGGGGTTGAGGGCGGGAAGGTTCTTGGCGTCGGCGGGCTGGCCTATCTCGATAACGGGGCCGTGATTGCCTTCATGGATATAGACGACACGGTTCGCAAGTCGGCCAAGGTCTCGATTTGCAAGGCGGCCCGAACAGCAATCCGTTGGGCTATTGCGAATGGTTTGACGGAAATCAACGCGCTCAAGGCCGGTGACGTTCCTGCGGCTGAACGGTTCCTGATGCGCCTTGGGTTTCTGTCTGTCGGCAACGGCGTTTATTCGCTGAGGGGTGGTTAGGAATGGCAGAACTTGCCACGCTTGCAGCTGTTGCATCTGCGGTCGGAACTGGCGTTTCGGCGCTTTCCACGATTGCGGCGGGCAACGATGCTCGCGATGCTGCGGAATTCAGGGCAAAGCAGGAAGAACAGAAAGCCAATGAGGTCCGGGCGTCTGGTTCTCGGCAGATGCTTCAAGAGCGTCGGCAGAAAGATCTTGCGCTTTCCAGTCTGACGGCTCGCGCTGCGGCGGCGACCGGCGACACGACTGATCCGACTGTGGTCAATCTGGCTGGTGGGATTGAACGCGAGGGAGAAATCCAAGCCCTTGATGCGTTCTACAAGGGCGAGAACGCGGCGCGCGGCTATCAGGATCAGGCGATGGCTACGCGGGCGTCTGGCGCTGCGGCGCAACGTGCTGGCTATCTGAAAGCGGGCGGAACCATCCTTGAAGGCG